ATAGTATGTGTGGGTATTTTTGTTCTTCAACGGAATGCATTAAGCATCGATCGGGGACTATTTCTGAATCAATATTATTTATACGTAAGGCAGATTGTGAAAGTGGTTCTCTAACAGTAATTCTACTACATCCAGCTAATGCTTTATGATTTGGCATATCTTGCCAAACAGTATTTAATAACTCAGTTTCACATCCAAATTGTTGTGCTCGATATAAAGCATCTAAGAATGTTAAACCTATAGAAGATGAATGATGCATTGTACCTTCACCATTCAATATAACCTTGTCATACTTCTTGTAGTTTACACTATCAGCTGAAGCGTATTCATTTGTTTTTATACTACCATCAAATACAAACGATTCTACTACCTTTTTGCATCCAAAGTGATAGTCTGATGTATCATTAAGTAAAAGTGTGGAATATGAATGTGGTGTCTTTGTATTCATCTGTCATTTTCTCCCATGCTTTTCTCCACCTTTCTGCACATTGTTTCATTACAATAGCTTTCATTTTTGATGGATGTTTTACTAATTCATCTGTATAAGAATGAGTATTATCTTTTACTAATGAATCACATCCCCATATGTGTAGTTCTTTTGGATTATATTTTCTTATTGCCCAATGAGCAGCATAATGTCCTGATGATAATTCAAGTGGTGATACATCAGGAAACCTTACCTGTATATCAAATATTTCTAATATAGGATTCTTTAATAGATAATTTTTTACGTGTTGATTTACTACAACTGGAATATCAATCTTGGCTCGACCTTCACTAATCTTTTCACAGATATTAATATCAGACAATAATGTTACATTAGCTTCTTTCACTCTAGTTACATTTGTTCCTATAACATAATCATCTGCATCAATCTTTTTAAAATTAATCCAACTTGGACCATTGCCAACAATGTGTATTCTATTCATAGGTATTCTTTAAATGAGCGGAATGGATTTTAGCTCCGACAAACTCATTGTAATATTCGTCTTTAAGAAGTACATGATTAACCATTTGATAATATAGTTCCCAATAAGAACAATCACCTTTACGTTCACATAATTTTAAGATTTCGCGTTTATAATTATCTTTACCGTTTTGTTCAACCAAAAGTTTTACTTCTTTACTTGAACCATAATAGTCACGCCAATCAGACTCAACTCGAGTTTTGATTTTTCTTTTTCGTTTTGAATTTTTAGGTAAAGTTTTAGGTTTCCAAAAGAATTTTTTACCGATATACATTTTACCAGTACTTAATTCTGTTATGAGATAAACAAATCCTTGATAGTTTTCAGGAGTATCTTCATATGGTACTCCGTTGTATTCCCAGATCATTATTCGTCTAAATCGTCTTCATCAAATATATCACTGCCACATACTGGACAAAAGACAATATCTTCTACTGTGACATCATTAGTTTTTACTGAGATATTACCAATCGATTCACAGTTATCGCATTCAAAATATTTTTTAGCCATATTATGCTCCTGCCTGTCCCCAAACATCTTCCCAAGATCCTTTCATCGCACCTTTAGCATAGTCTGTAACTCTATTTTCAAAGAAATTTCCATGAACTGGAGCATTAATCATTTCTTCAACCCATGGTAGAGGATTCTTTTTCACTTTAAATATACCTTTCATACCTAAAGCAATTAATCTTCTATCAGCAATATATCGTATATATTTCTTAACGTCAACTGAAGTAAGATCTCTCATATCACCTTCTGCAAATGCTAAGTCAATAAACTTATCTTCTAATTCTACCATCTTTTCAGCAATAGCATAGATCTTTTCTTTAAGAACATCATTCCAAATCTCTTTGTTTTCTTCGATATAGGTTCTAAATAATTTAATCATTGATTCAGCATGCATAGTTTCATCAACAATAGACCAAGTAACTATTTGACCCATACCTTTCATTAAACCATGACGAGGAAAATTAAGCAACATAATAAAAGAACTAAACAACTGCATACCTTCGGTAAAAGCTGAGAATACTGCAATATGTGCTGCTGTCGCTGATTTAGAACCATTTTTTGAACTGAGTTCGGTAACATAATCGTGTTTATCCTTCATTTCTTGGTATTCTAGGAATTCATTATATGTTGACTCAGGCATACCTAAAGTCTCAATCAAGTGTGAATAGGCAGCAATATGTAAGGCTTCTCTTGCAGCAAATCCCATTAACATCATTCTTATTTCAGGCTGTGGGAAATATGGTAAATAGTTCTTAACATATCCACCAGCAACATCAATATCACCTTGAGTAAAGAATCTAAAGATATTAGTAAGAAATTGTTGTTCAGCTTTAGTTAATTTCTTTTTCCAGTCTTTCACATCTTCAGCCATAGGAACTTCTGAATGTAACCAATGTGCTTGTTCGTGTTTCAACCAGGCATCATATGCCCATGGATAGTTAAATGGTTTGTAGAATGTTCTTTCGTCGGTCAGGGTTAATTTATTATCCATTTACTACCTTTATAATTAAATTTATGAAATGTTTTGAAATACTATTTATTAAATTAGAAATTCTAGCCTTGACACGACAAACATTCTTCATCGTTAACCAAAGCACTAAAATCAATCTCTTTCATAATATCACGTTCAATACGTTTAGAGACCTTATCTGCTTTTGCTATCTTATCTGATCTACAATAGTACATAGTTTTAAGTTTTTGTTTCCATGCCATAAAGTGCACTGCATGAATATAACGAATGTCACTGTCAGGTCTAAAGAATACATTAACACTTTGTGCTTGATCGATATACTCTTGTCTATCAGCAGCGTGTTGTATTAACCATCGTTGATCAATTTCCATTGATGTTTTAAATACATCCTTTTCCCAGTCAGATAGTATATCTAAATGTTGTACACTACCATCATTAGCAATAATAGATGACCATAGTTCATCATACTTATCTGGATCTGATGTCTTAGTCATAATAAGCTTATTAAGATACTGATTCTTATGTAAATGAGAACCTGATAATGTATCTTGTCGATACGCATTAGCTCTGAATGGTTCTATCGAAGGTGATGTATTACCCATAATAATAGAGCTGGATGCATTAGGAGCAATTGCCATAAGATGTGAAAATCTTAATCCTGCATCAACCGCGTCAGGAGCTGGTCCCCTTTCTTCACCAAGTTTTTTATTGGCAGTGTCCAATCGGCGTCGAACAGTTTGAAAAATTTCTTTGTTAAGTCCTGTTGCCATGGCTGATTCCCACGGAATATTTTTTCGTTGCAGTAAAGCATGCCAGCCAAGAGCACCAATACCAATACTCCGCTCCATAGAAGCAGAGTAAATAGCACGAGAAATGGTATCTGGAGCATTATCAATAAAATACTGTAACACGTTATCCAACATTTCCGCAACATCTTTAAGAAATTTTTGATTTCCTTTCCATTCATCATAGTACTCCAAATTTAAACTTGATAGACAGCATACCGCAGTACGCTTTTCATTAGTAGGTAATATAATTTCAGAACAAAGATTTGATTGATTAATCTTTAATCCTTGATCTTTTAACCATTTAGGCATTTTACGATTTGATTCATCAATAAAATGTAAGTATGGTTCACCTGTTGTTAATCGTAATTCTAATATCTTTTGCCACAATTCTTTTGCAGAAACTTTGTCTACAACTTCACCTGAATGAGGATCTTTCAGTTCCCATGAATCATCTGCATCTGAATCAATCATACTTCGCTCAATGATTTCCATAAATGTATCAGGAATATTAATACCATGATGTAAATTTAAACATCTCATGTTCTGATCACCAGTAGGCTTTCTCATTTCAAGGAACATAAGAATATCAGGATGAGATATATTTAAATATGCTGCGTAAGAACCTCGTCTTGTACGGCCTTGTCTAAATGCTAGTGATGATGCATCATACATTTTAAGATGGGGCATAGCACCAGTTGACTTATCACCAGCAGAACGAATACCAAACCCAATACCAACGCCTCCACCTAACATAGATAGCCAGTTAGTTTCACTTAAGTTCTCCACGAGACCTTCGGCGGTATCGTCTATAAAATTTAAAAAACATGATATTGGTAAACCTCGTTTAGATCTACCGAAAGATAAGATTGGTGTTGAATAACTTAACCAATGCTTACTTGAATATTCATATAACCGTTGTGCGTGTTCTGGATTTGACCCAAACATATTTGAAACATAGGCAAATCTTTGTTGAGGGCTTTCCTCATTATCCATCATATATGATTCTTTTAGTCTTGTAAGACCAAGAGCATCAAATAGAGAATCACGAGAATAGTCAACCTTGATGCCATAAACTACATCTTCCATACCGACTCCATATTATATTGTTGTTTTTTACGATCAATCAGAGATGTAATCTCTTATTAGATATAATTGAAATTTACTTGTTTTTCATATTTATAATAATTATACTATACTTTTAAATTAAAGTAAATTTATTTGGGATCTTAGATCCCTGGGATCTATTTTCTTTCATATCTCCCATGTCATGCCACTCTCTTTGAGAATTAATTTTACTAATATCTATTGAGCTAAGGTTTCTATTTATATGTGCATCCGATCCCACATTAATGAATATGCTATTTTTTTCACCTTTATTTTCAAATCCGTCCCACGCTTTGGCGTCATATGCGGCAGTTGTAGGAATTGGCATTTGATCTGCAGTTGGAGATGGTTTTAAAAATGGCATAGTTGCTGATGTTACAATAGCATCACCTTTTTCTCCTCGATGAATATTACGTGCTACTGCAATACCATGAGCTTCTGCTTCGGGCCAACCAATTTGTAATGCTCGTACCATTGTACCTGTAGATACTGCACACCAAATTTGAGATGGATCGTGACCTAGTTGTTCACTAATATTTTTACACATATTAACTAAACCTGCTGTAACCATTTCATTACCACTAAAACCAAATGGAAGGAACGTTGCATTATTTTCTTCAGCCCATTGTTTAGCATATTGATTTAAAACTGGCATAGCTGCAATTTTAATAAATCTAACATCTACATGCGGATACGCAAATAATGCACCTTGGTGATTCGAAACTGTTTTAGAAGCTGGACAAAAGAATACAACTTTTTTATTATACATTTCAGCTAACATAGCAATAGCATCAGGTGCATGCCCTTGTCTTGGTGCTACATAAACTAATGTATCATGTGGTGCTTCGGCAATTACTCGTTCACCACCAAAAGCTTTTAATCCACCTGGAGCAAGATCTGCTCGTAGAATATATTTGTCTTTATATTTTTCTACTGTAGGTTTTTCAATGTTACTTTTAAATGATCCCCATAAATCTAAATAATATTCTCTTGCATCATAACGATCCATTCCCATTGGAATATCTTTATTCCAGGCATCATCTGTTACAGTGAATAATTTAGCCATGTTTGACCCCAATCTAAACGCCTATACCATTCAGGAGAAATGTGTACACTTGAACTATTTTCCATATATGTATTTGCATATGTTTCACCATCCATTTTATACCAATCAAGTGGTGGCATTACTGTTTTATTACCACTTAATTTATTTAATATTTCCATCCATTGATATGTTAAATTTAATCGTTCTTCTCTACTACCATAAAAAGGTGTATCTTTAAAATATCCAGTTTTTGGTAAACGTCTACTTTCATGTTCTATTGGAACTGGAATTGTATACCATACATCACATTCATATTCAGATTCAATTGCTTGACCTTGTTTGACATATTCTTTTAGCATATCTTCAAGATTAAATCCTGCATGTCTCATAATATGATGACGTATATCAATTGAACCATATGATAATGTTATAGTACCAAATGGTTTTAATCCTCTAAATTCTGTAATGATACCACGTTTAAGTGTACCATATAATGTTTTACCATTTTCTCTTAATACTATATCAGTTAATCTCGAATATGCTGGAGTATGAGAATCGCCAACCGAAATACCATCAAATTTATTTGATATTGATAATAATTCTTCTTGTTTTAATGATTTGACTTTACTTAATCGTGCAGATAATGCATCACACCATTGTTCTGTAATACCACTAAATGTAGTTGGAGCATTAGTACGCTTTTTAAGTTGTTCACCCCAATCTGGCATATCCCAATCAAGTGATACAACATTTGGATGAGCTGCGACACGATTAATGCGATTAAATATTTCTTCTGTAGCACCACCAAATAAATTTAATGAACCACCAAAATTAACACCATGTTCAATATAAACAATAGATGCATTTGCAATATTAGTTGAACATCTATGATCAATTGTTGCATCAAGTTGATCTTTCCATATAGAAGCCCAACCCAATACATGAGAGTTTTTTAATTGTGGTATATTACTAATTGGATTTGTTAATACGTTCATATTTTCAATGAAAAGTCTTCAGGAAAAATCCACGTATATGGAATTCTTTTTGTAGGACTTTTTACTCCATGACTAATTGCAATATGTTTATAAAAGAAACATGTTTTATCTTCAACATTTAACATTTTTTGTTCACGCATAGGATTTAATGGATGTTCACATAATGTTTTCATTTGTTGTATCCACTGTTCACCATATTTATTGGTTGGTATAAACTCACCATTTGGACCTATTTCGTATTTCACTTTACCATTTAAATTTTGTCCACCAAAAATCTGATGCATACCATCGAAATGGCCAGTACCACCAAATAATACTGAATTTGGATCTACTAAATGCGGATATGCAAATGCCATATATCTTGCTGTATTTTTACATGGATATAATGGACTTCTAAAGTTTTGATGTTCTTTAAAATATGCCTCTAATCTTTTTGCAAATTCCATCATTGTAAATGGTCTATTCATTTGAACTGGTTCATCTAATATTGTATGAATATCATTAGCAGCTTTCATTGGACCTTCGAGTAACCATTCTTTAACATTAGTACCTTTAGGATAATAAATTTGAAATAAATCATTACGAGCATGACGCTGTGATTTAAATTTCTCCCTAGTAATATCAATGCCATCATCCATAAGAGACATTAATGTGCCCCAATGTTCATTACTAAATGAAAAAACAAGAGTATAAAATAATCTCATTTTATTATCTGTAACATTTTTCATAACATCCACAAATGGATGTTCATGCCAATGTAATCTATGAGAAAATATTTGATAATCTTCTTTTAATAGTTTATCTTCACGTTTGTCAAATGCATTACACCACTCGAAGAATTTTTCAAATCTCTGTTCTTGAGTCCAATCTTTCATCCAACTTTCTGTTGGTTTACTATTCTTTAATACTATTTCAGATGTATTTTCATATGTAATATTCTTATATGGTTCATCTGTAAAGTCCATTAAATCGCTTGGCATAGTTCTTTATATTTTTCTATTGACATATTATTTTCTTTTAATATATAATCATCTGAAGGATGTGCTGACATATTATTAAATGATTCAACTAGACCTAATTCTAACATCTTTTTTTGACGGCCATATGGATGATCTGTAATTCTACATGATGACCATACTTTATCAAAATCTAAGTGATTATAGTCTGCACCCGGTCGAATATAGTTTTCAACCCATCTAATAAAATCACAACACACATCTTCAGCATTATAAGGATAAGCTCCAGTATCCTCATATATTTTCATCATAACTTCATCAAGAAATTCTTCTTTAGGCATTTTACTTGTAGGATTTGCAAGATATGATATGCATTCTACTGCATTTGTACCATAATAAAATGGTGATTCTCTGTTGACATATTCTGGATACCAATCTGCAATATCTGCAACGACTGCTGCATATTGGAATTTATATTGTCTCAATCCATTTTGCACATTCCAATCTAGCATAAAAGATCCAATCTCACGTAAATCTTTTTTTCCGCCTTTTTCTAAAAATTCAGCAAGATCACGAGCTAATCGTGGTGCATATTCTGTTAGATAATAATCACCGCCTCGTTTGAATCGCGATCCAACTGGTGGTTTTGGAAATGCAGGAAATTGATAACCGATTGATGTATAGAATGGTTTATCATAATTATTAACAACTGCAGTCATATTTTCTATAGTTGGACAATCGTATAGATAAAATAATAATGTATTATGATATCCACTTGGCTTAGTACCATAATTAATAGCTGAACCGCATACGCGATGTAATATAAAAACATATAACCATTCTGGTAATTTAAAATCGCTATGTTTACCAGTCCAATTTTTAGCTACAGTTTCTCTTTGTACTGTAACATTATTGGCTTCCATCTTTTTCCAATATGGATGATCTTCAGTCCAACCATAAAATACATCATTTACTATTTGAGAGAATCCAGCAAACTTACGTTCAACAACATCATATAATTCTACATTATGCATTAAGTCATCGCTGACATTAGATTCTAAATGAGGTATCATACCGTATGGTTCATTTAATGATACATTACATTTTTCTTGTTGTTCTTTGGCTATAGAGAAATATCTTAGATATTCATCATAGTATTTGGTAATTTCAATCATATATAGTATTATAACAAATTTTAAAATTAATGTACATTTATTCTGAAATAAAATCTCCGGCCATTGGGAATATTTCTGCAATTGCACAAGCAATTTCTCTTGTTAATCTTACTTTCATTAGCACTTTCTCCATTGTGTAAATTTTAATTTAGCTTCTATTCCTTGATGTGTGTTTGTATTTATGGTTTTTATAATGCCGTCAGATTTTTTACCACTTAAAATCATTTCATTAATATCTTTTTCTTTTATTGTATCAGGCCATAAACATACTTTATAATCTTGTTGAATATATTTTTCTATATAGTTACATATCTCTTTAGATCTTGGTTCATTATCCATTACAATAACTGAATTTAAGCTGCGGATTGTAGGAGAGTCCATACCAGCACCACTAACGGCAATACAGTTAGGAATAAACAAAGAATCAATAGGACCTTCAACCACATAGACGATTTCTTTAGTATCAATTCTATCCAAGCCATAAATCTTTTCCTTCTCATCATCAAGTTTAATTGTTATATATCGTGGTTCTTCTTTACCAAATGATCGACCTTGTAAAGCAAACACTTTACCATTATCAAAATATGGAATAATTAACCGAGGAATATCATTCTCAGTATTCATAAAATGAAATTTAAGGTTATTTACAAAAGTTTTAAATTTAGGAGCAAAGTATAAGTACTTCCATTTATCATTTGGAATCTTACGTTTTACTACATATTTGACTGCCGGGTGTGAAAAAGGGAGTGAATCTACACAAAAAGCACCTGCTTTTATTATGTCTGTATTAATCTGTATCTCGGATTCAACCAGAGTAGTTTCTTTAATATCTGTATGATCAAAGTGTTTATTAGCATTTTCTTTATATCGTTCTAGTACATACTCATTATACATTGTTGAATCTAAGTGTTTGATTAAATTGCCGACATTAGATGAATATCCACAGTTATGGCACTTATAAACAAGATGCGATTTATGTAAGAATACATAGCCGCGTGCTTTTAACGCATTAGACTTAGAATCGCCACATATAGGGCAACTAAAATTCCAATAGTTTTCTTTTTTCTTTTTGAAGTTTCTGAGTTTATAACTCAGTAGATTCACATATTTTGCATCAATATATAACATATACTACTATTATACAATAGATAGTATTTAAAGTACAACGATTTTTGATTATTTTTTAATATTCTCTAACAAATAAGCTTAGGATATAACCTAATACAGCACCACCACCCATTAATAACCATCTCCATGTTTCTAATACAGTAATACGATGGTCTTGGTTTTTCAATTTAGCTTCCATTACGGCATGGATTTTTTCATGTTGAATAGTACTAGACTCAGCATTTTCTTTGAGTTTTTCTTCTATATTGTTTTCTACTGAATCAATATGGTTTCGTAATTCTATAGCAAACAAATTGATTTTGTCATGAATATCACGGACATCTTGTTCATTGCGGTTAGAATCTTTTTCAAGATTATTCATTCTTTCTTCATGAACCGCTAGAAGTTTACCAATATTATTATTAACTTCAGCTAACTTTTCTATTGAATTATCTAGTTTTTCTACGATCTTTTCTAATGCTTTTAAATCATTCTCAGTTGCCATTATCTATGGGATCCTTTTTAGGTTCATAATAGTTTTGATACTGTAGAATAATTAATCTCTGTTGTGCTATGTAATTTCTTATGTTAGCCATATCGATAGCTAACTTTTCATAACCTTCAGAGGTCACTGCAAATAGTACTAATGTTTTTTTCTCTTTCTTCAGTTTTTCAAATACTGTCTCATAGTTATCAGGAGTAAGGATAACCCATTCAACACCCTGTGCCTTTATAGGATCAGGTAAATCAAGTTCTAATTTAACACGTTCTACTTCAGTAGTTTTAACTTCTATAGGTTTAACACTATTCCAATTAAGGAAAGAGCAACCACTACTTAATAAGAGGAGTGTAACCAGGATTGGCCAATGAAGGACATTCCGGATTGATTTCACTTGATAATTTAGCATTTTTTTCTTCTTCAGTCAGAGGGGCACCTGATGCAATTTCTAAACAACGTATTGCATTCTTAGTACCTCTATTAATTAATCGTTGAATTGCTTTAGGTTTAGCCGCAGCAATTTGTCCAAAGTCACGTTTTTCACCTTTTGCATTCACGTTTAATTTATTTGTTAATGCATCTACTTCAGCCTTTTGTCTATCAGCTTCAGTTTTTAATGCGCCATTAATTGATTTTATTTCTTCTATATCTTTATACGCTTTATCAATAACATCTTGTTGGCTTGTTACAGCATCATTAAGTTTTTGGTTATTAGCTTCTGATGTGGCAAGATCAGCTTTTAAATTTGTAACATACCAAAAACCGACGGCTAACACTATAACAATACCACCAATAATAATTAATTTAATTGTACCAAACATACTATCGTCTTGCTAGTTTTATCATATCTTTATATTTCTTAACATCTTTTTTATTCACCACTGGTTGATCTGTAGATACCATTGCTCCTGTTGCATTTGCTGGAGCTTCTTCATCAATATCTTTAAGATATTTCTCTACTAATATTTCTTCTTCGATCAATGATAAATCAAGTTCCATTAATCTATTATAACGATCTTCCATTAAAGATGTAGTTCTTGAATCCGATTCATAGTATTCTTTAACAAGGAATAGTGCAGAAACTAAACTTTTTAATTTACTTTCTCCACCAGGTAATTTATTGATAATACGTTTCATATTAAATACTAATCTATGCAAATAGGTATAAGCATCATGTTCCTTAGTACCACTAAGTTGTGATGTTTTCTTTAATGCTTTACCTTTTTCGTCAATAATTCCAAGTTTATACGCATCGGTATCTTTGAAATTTTTAACGAGCATTGATAATATTCTAAATGCTATTACGTTATCTACAAATTTTGCCATTAAATATCCCTAAGTGTACTAATAATGAATTCATCTAATTCTATTTCTGATAACTTTACTTTATACGGTGGAACTTCATCTGGCATTCTTTGAAGGAATACTAGAAAAGTTGCCAAAATATAATAATGTTCTGGATCTGTTTTAGAAAAAAGCATGTTCGTAGTATTATCACCAAATAAATTGTAAAGTACAATTAAATGATTTAGTATTAAAGTTTCCTTTAGATCTAAATCAGAGTGATATCGAATAAACAGCTTCTTTAAATAAACAAATCTTTTCAAATCATCATTAAACTCTTCAACTGTATAACATTGGCTATTGTCATAATGATTCATTGCATATGTTATAAAGTTTTCTTCAGTCAATAGTTGATTCATAATTACTTTCAAAAAGAAAGGGGAGGGTTACTCCCCTTATATGTTATATACTATGGGTTAACAGTTAATAGAACAGCAGAAGAAGTTACATCAGCTGCACCAACAGATGATACAACAACTCTGTAAGAGTATCCATCTAAACCAGTAGTAGGATCAATAACCAAAGTAGCTGCAGTTTCACCAACTTCATTTACCCAAGAAGCAACTCCACCATCATTTTGCCATTGGTATGTAACAGTTCCACCATTATCAACAGTAGCAGCTACAGTAAATGTTGCTGGATCAGGATCAGTAACTGTTTGTAGTAATGGTTGTGTATTAATAGTAATTACTGGGTCAACTGTAATAACATCTTCAGCATCTCCAGAAATAGCATCTCCAGTACCCATAGCAACTAAACATTCAGCTTTATGACGTACATTTGCTTGAGCATCTGTATAAGTAGAATATTTCCACCAACCAGAATGTGTTAAGCCTTTAGCTTTGTTAGCTGGGGTTTGAGCTTCTTCAGCAGAAACAAATACCACATCAGCTGGATCTAATTGAAAAGTGTGAACTGTGCCAACACCTAAACCAGTTAAATTTACTAAACCAGTTACTGAAGGTGCAGCAAGTGCATTTACTTTAGAATCATACAGAGTAAATACATCAGCTGTTGTTCTACGTACAAAGTATGTAACACCTGAAGTTAAACCTGTGATTTGTGTGCCACCGCCATTTGTATAAACTACTGAATCACCAGTAGCATAACCATGACCAGCAAAAGTGATTGAATCATCACCTAAACTAACAACATCAGCAGACGAAGCATCAAAAGTGATTTTTTCAGTTAACCACTTTGGCTTTCCTGCCAAATTTTCTACATTATTCCATAAAGACATAATAATTTCTCCTTAACGTCTATTGTTTGGTAAATTTAAATTGTGAACTGGGATACCACCGTCATGAACACCCGCCCCTTTATTTCTAGCACCTGATTTAGAACCACTAGGTCTGCCACGGCCTCGTTTTTCTGTAGATTCAGGTTTCTTCTCTTGTTTCTCATCATCACCATCATATGAACTACCGTAAGTTCCTTTATGAACTGTACTTTTCGGTTTGTTTGCACTATCAGACTTGGCTGTTTTTGCATAATGATCTGAATATGCATAATTAGGATCTGATTCGCGTTTAGCTTTTGCATCAGCCTGTCTATCAGCACCAGTATATTTTTCTACCATTGATTTAAATTTATTAAAAGATACTGGTGTTGTTTCATCTAAATCAAAGTCTTCATTCTGTTCAACTTCTTCATTAAATTTTTGTAACTTTTGCCTTGCGTCTTTCTGATCTGGCATCTTGTTAATCCACCTATCTCTAGTTGAATATAGTTTTTGTAATACTTTTTTCTTAATATTATTTGGCATACGATCAACTGCTCGTTTATTGTAAGGATCAGTTAACAATACAAAAAGCATTGGAGCAGTTGCTAGTGCCCCAAGACCGCCTAGAGTTAAATACATTTTAAGCATTTCTGCTATTGAAAATGCTTCGGCTGGGCCTTCATTTAATGATTCCATATTTTCTAAATATACATTATATAATGCTTCTTCATTTTGTGTTTTAAGTGCACTTGCAACTTTTGGATGATGTTGAAGTTTAGGATGTAGTTTATCCATAGCTTTTGTAGCACCCGTCATATTACCGCCAGCATATCTTTTATCTTTGGCAATACCAATACCTTGTTTAACTAATTGAGGAGTAATCGATTCATCCATTTCAGCATCTTCAGTTTTAACTTCTTCTTCTACTTCTTTTGATTTCTTTTTATCCCGTAATGCTTTAAGATCAGACGCTTCAATTTCACCATCACCATCAACATCTAATGCTTTTTGATTTGGATGTTTAACTGTTTCTTTTACTTTCTTAGTTGTGGCACAACTACTTTCTTTTATAAAATCATTAAAACCTAGCATATGACTTTCCTTTTTAATAGTTTTCTTTGCTTTTTTATCAGCTTGTTCTTTATCAAACATTGCTTTACGTTTAGATGCGGTTGATTCATCAACTTCAGATTCATTTGTAAGTTTATTTGCACGATGTTGGTTATGACCTTTAGCCCATTGTAAATGTTCTGCAGAATCTTTTGGATGAGGATTTTCTGAATATTTTTTACCAGTTTTTGCAGCCTCAGCTCCTTGTAAAAATCCTTTTTTATATTCTTCTTCCATTCTCATTCCTTTTATTTTTTGCACAGTTTGATTATATGATGCTTTAGCTTTAGATTTTTTATCAGAAGCATTTTGTGTTTCCGTTTCTCTTGCATTAGGATTAACTTTAACATTTTCAGTTTTTACTTCTTCTGGAACACAATTAGGAACAGTCTTACCATTTTTCTTTTTAGTTCCTACTGCAGTGTAACCTTTCCAACAAGCTTTAGCCAAATCTTTATTTGTAGATTTATCTACTTCTTTTATACTGCCGACTTTATCTGTGCCATTAGGTTGTATAACACCCTCATCCTTTTGTGCAGCATAATTTGATGATTCATTTGATAATTTGTAAAGAGGTGTTCTACCCGCTTCACGTTCTTTTTTTACATATTCATCTCTAGCAGCAACAGACTTTTTAACATGATCTGCATATGCTTTATCACTCA